ACTCAACTGTAGCTAAGCTACCGATGTCGGCATCAAGAGCACTTTTATTAGTAGCATCTTGAGTGTTAAGGCTAGCGACATCACCTTCAATTGTAGCACGACTAATTAGTACATTGTCATTAGCGTCTGTAATTTCAAACGCTCCAGCTGTACTCGACTTAATGCGGATACTGTCCTCATTAATTGATAATTTCTCGGTTGAGAATATCTTTGCCATACCTTTATGTACAGCTAATTATCTATTTTGTGAAATTTTTTTTTTGACTATTTTGAGCCCCAGTACCGCATAAACACTGACTTTAAGGTGTTTCCGTAAGCCATAAAGTGCATGATAAAAGTTTCATTATCGACAAGCCTTGGGTCGGTATTAAATTTGCTCATCGGGAATATTTTTCTATTATTTCCATAAGTATCGGACTGCTTAACAATATCGCAAAAAACCTCCTGATCTCCTCCACTAGAATACAGTTCACTTTTATTTCCATGAAAATCTCTCCATCTTTTTATTAGGTTTTTTGTATACTTGTGATTTCTAAAAATTATAACTCCACTATTTAACATAGAATTAGCTCCAATATCCTCACAAGCAATTATTTTTTTAATTGGAACACACTCACTTAAAATATTTTCAAACTTTTGATTTGGGTTAAAAATGATAGTATCAGAATCCATCCATACAATTGTTTCGTGGTTATCGAAATGATTGAGGATAGCATGTGATTTAGACCAGTTTGGGTGAGATTCTTTATCTAGCCTGTCTCTATAAACGTGAAATGTATATCCTTGCTTGAAAGCATAATCGCGGATACTAATTTCGGATTCAATTGCGTATTCTGATATTTCAGGAGTATATAATGAAACGATACCTATTTTTTGTCCAGGGTTATAGCAAGTGTATTTCTCTTGAGGCACTTCTCTCTTTGGTAAATTTTTAGCTACAAAATCAAGAAAATTATATTTTTGAAATTTTTGCCATTCATTTTTTAATTTAATGAATTCATTTTGCTTTGTTTTTAAATCTGTATTAGATTCGATTGGTTTGTATGACCTAAATTCACCTCTTTCGGTATCTAGATACATCTGGAAATTAATTTCAGTAAAAAACTTATTGCAGTATTCTTTCTCTAAATCCCTACGGCAATCGTCAATAAATATAGTTGTTTTATATTTTTGAGCGATATGACTTGACCAATATATCGGTAAGGCTCTGCCTTGAGATAGCGGCTTGTCTCCTGGGGGGCCATCAATAAGCACAATATCCCATTGTGTTTTGGTAATAAAATCGGGGATCTCAAATTGATTTAAGAAGCGTTTATTTATAGGGAGACTATCTTGAACATTTGTAGGAAAAGTATATAAAATTTTATTTTTTATTTTTTGATTTAAATCTATCCATGCTTGATTTGTTTCTACGAATAATGTATATCCTTTGTTAACTGTGTCATATATAATACTATCTTTACCTAGTCCGAAAACGAGCATATTGCAATTACATTTTTTATCTTGAATTTCTTTAACGATATTACATAAGTTATTTTTTGTCAATTGACAATCTATATCGAAATAATCTATTATTTCTATCGGGGGCTGTTTGTGTAAATTTGTATTTTCATTTACAATACTAAACTTCCTCCAAAATTCAGAACCCAAACAATCACTATTCCAGGGTTTATCTTTTCCGATAAAATGTAATACTCCTTGAGTATGTTCCACTACACCATCCCTTTTTAATAAATGAACCCCATTTTCTTGGAGTGTAATGCAGTGCTCTAATTTAAAAAGGTTATTGGAGACACCCTTCAGTTGGTCAGAAACGAGTATATTTAATTCGTCGGGCAGTACATCGAAATTACATTTACAAAATATGTTAATTAAATCTTGATCGCCGCCAGTGAGTGGAATGTTGTAATTGTTTTCACTCTTTTCTTTTAAGCAAAACTGAGTAAAATTATTCTGCCTTAATTTAATTAAATCTAAAACCATTACTCCTGAGTTGCCTATAACTCTGTCGCCAAAAGGAATTGGGCTTTTATTTTCTGTTACGGTACCTTTAGATCCATTGAAAGTTCTCCATCCATTTTTAATTTCTTGACACATTGCAATTCCGCAAGATTGAGTAGAAACTTTATCAAAACAACTCAAATTAACATAAGGAATAGTATCTATGTCAAAATAAATCACACTACTTATATCTTTTAATATTTCTGGAATTTGTAATTTTAAATTTGTTGCATTAGATAAATGACCTATAGATCTCCATGTTTCATTTGTGGGTATATTTAACTCGTTAACTATATACTTATTGAGAGATATATTGGGTTTATTTGATATGAATGCTTCTATATATTTTAAATCAGATTCTTTTCCAGAGTAAATAAAATGAATATTAATGTTATTGTTTTTATTTTGTTGACATAATGCATTAATTGGATTTATTGCATACTCTATTAAATTAGAATCACAACAAAAGCAAACATCGTAACTAGAATTAGCTTCTTTAGTAAATCTATCTTCATCAAACCTAATATCGGAATTTTTATCTAATTCTATGTTATCATTCTCTTCATGTAATTGTCTGGCCATTAGTGGATTAAGGTGAAATAATTTATTTGACGCGGAGAATAATTTATTTTTATTTACAAAATTAATCATAAAGAAATCTAAGGCACCATTAAATCCTTTTTGTTCGACCCATTGACACATTAAAGAGGCACATTGTTTGGATATAACATAAGAAGAAGCATTCATGTGCCAATAATGATCATCTTTAGTAAAGAAGTCTTGCTTTTTTACATTATTAAAATAATTATTGTATGGCTGTAACGCTTTGTGATAACTAGGCTTATTATATGGTTGACAGCCGCCGAGATATATCAAGGAGTAATCGCTAGGCATAGAGTGCGACCATACACTATTCCAGAATTTAGTAAAACCTTCCTCAAATACTACATCATCTTCTAATATTAAATAATTATCTGCATTTTGATCTTCTACTAACTGCTTCCATAATCTATAATGACTAATTGCACATGCTATTTCTGATTTTTTCTTTTTTAAATATAAATCATCAGGAAATAGTTTTTTAATTTCCTCCGTGAGCTCTAGGGATTTAGAGTCAACAGCAGGAAACTTTTCTGTGAAAAATGGAGTGTTTTTATATATATGATCTAACCTATCCTTTCGACGATCAAGATTAATAAAAAACGATTTAGATATTTTATTTAATTTCACTTATTCTCAAGCAACAATTGATATTGATTTAATATAGAAGTTTGATAGGGGCTATATTTGGCTACAAACTCTCTACCTCTTTGCATGTATTCATTGTGAATATCTTTATGGTTAAGTATAGCATTATATAATTGTTTAGCTCCCATGCCCACATCGAAATCAGGATAATAATAACCTTCATCCATTAAAGTTTTAGAGTTGTGTACTAGTGGTAACCCCATATGAAGAGCCTCAAAATGAGCATAATTCAAATCATTATCATATTGATGAGAAACAATTACTCCTCCAAATTTAGATAAAGCATCAAGGGTACACCACCGGTTATTGAAAAAGGTTAAACCTTGTTTTTTAACGATGTCAAATTTTGACATATGAACTGCAAAAAAAGCATTATCCCTAAATCTTTGGGTAGAATATATATTTACTTTAGATAATTTATTAGGAAATAAAGTTTCAAATTTTTGAGTAATACAGAAAGGAATTAAGAAATGTTTGTTAATTAATTGGTTTGATTCAAATATTTGAACAACATTAACTGTTTCAGGTTTAAAAAATGGGTTGAACCCTTTTTTCTTTAATTCATCAATTTTATTTTCAATGAAGTGCGAGTCCCAAACATAAGGAGCCACTTTTACATTTTCATTGTTATATTCAACCTTGATATATTCTGCACCAAATTCATGATGAGGAGAAATCCAAATAGAATCTAATAACTTACCGAATTCAATTGTCTTAGTTGATACTTGATCACCCTCTGGCGGATGAAGTAGATCCCTCAAGTCGAACATAATTTTATTTCCTAACTGCAATAAAAATACTTTGCAATTTTTTCTTCTTTGTTTTATCTTATGAATCATTTTATGATGAATTTCAAATCCAGCTAAAATAAAAACATCAAAACTTTCAGATTCATCGTTAATTACATCAGAAAAAAACATATATTTGTGATTAAAACTTAGGTTATTATTAGGTTTTTCTTTAGTGATAAAATAAACTTCATGACCTAGTCTACGAAAAATATCGTAAATGAATTTTATGTTTTGATTTAGACCGTTCGCCCAAAAATTTTGGCTCAATTTAATAGTAATTCCAATTTTCATGAAAGCAACTTTCTATATTGCTCTCGAACACGGTCATTTTCAGGAGAAAATTTATGCAATACGTTTTTAGCTGCCGACCTATATGTATCTATATTTTCGTCGTGAAATTTTAAAGCTCTAATTAATTGTTGAGCCCCAATATTGATATCATAACCAGGGTAAAAATAACCAACCTCTTTAATGTCAAAAGAATTATGTATGAGAGGTATATCTAAATATAAAGCCTCAAGGTATACATAATTTAAAGAATTTAAAATTTGATGGGAAACGATAACATTAGATGTATCAAATATATCTTTCATTGAAATTCTATCGCCAAAAAATGATTTATTGTGCTTGACTATATCTAGTTTTGACATCAAACTTCTAAAGTATAACTTTTCTCTAAATTTAGCAGAACAATGAACTTGTAGATTATGTATTAAGTGGGGTTCTTGTTTGTAGGTCGCCTCGACTAGATAGATAGGAATTAAACAATTTTTAGTCATGTTAAGATTGGGCTCCATGATGCCAATGTTTTTGTCTTGACCGGGTTGATATCTTTGCGACGAATCCATGTATTTAGGGCTCCATATATAAGGAATAGTGAAGACTTTTTGTGTATTGTAAAAAGTTTGTAAATACGGTATAGAAAAAGAATAATGAGGAGACACCCAAACCTCGTCAACCTTATGTGTATATAGAGCCACATGTTCAGTTGAACTACACAACTCTACATCTGTCATTAACCTATTGCCATAATGTACATGAACATGTTTACATCTTGGATTTTTACTTTTTGCGATATCAATCGTTTCTTTTTTTAATAACGATCCAGTTTGTAATACATAATCAAATTCATAGTCACCAATTTCATGTTCCTCCATGATTAAAATATCCAAAGGAGGGTCAACACATTCTTCTACATCATGATTAACGCAAATAGAAACATTATAACCCATATCCTTGAGCATCTCCGCCAAGAATACTATATTTTGATTTAATCCATTTACGAACAAACTTCTATTAAAAGTTGCAGTTAATAATATATTCATTAGCATATATTACACCAATGAATGATGAGAGGAAAGATATTTTAGAAATTATTTATGTCTTCTGAATCTTGATATGCGTCGTATTTAGACTTTAACTTATGATATTTATTATAGATATCGGTTGGATTAAATGTATAACCTTTGTGGTGCATGGGGTCTTGGTCACTAATGTTGTCAATTAAGGTTTCAAAAAAACTTACGAATTGATCTTGATCTTCTGGGGACATCTTATCAAACATTTTAACATAATCTTCATCTTTAACCTGAGTATTATGAATTTCATCTTTAATTTCTTTAGGTAAATTTTCAGCAAAACCCTCAATGATATTAGATTGAAATTCTACTGACTGCTGTTCTTCTTTAGAGTGTTGATTATTAAACTTATGCGGAAGAGATAATAACTCTCGGATGAAATGTTTTTTATTCATATATATATAATATATATTTATCGAATAAATTCAAGAAGGAATTAAAATATAGTTATAATCTATAGAATCACTTATACCAAAATTATCATATAAATCACAAGAAATATAACCACTTTTTTTAGTAAAGTTATTTAAAGTTAAATTGTTTTGGTATTGAGAGAATGTAGAAAATATCTCATTTGTTCGAGATTTATCTGAGAATATTTTAACTTCAATTTTGGCCGGAGAATTCGATGAGTCGAAGCTTAGCATTAACTTTTTGTCTTTCAAACCAACATAGGAATGATTCATAAATTCAAACTTAGATCTGCAAAAAGAAAGATTAATATCCAGTCTGAGGTCAATATTTGATATAGTAAATATATAAACCTTAATGAGTAAATGATTTAAATTAATATTATTGTCGATTGAAAATTTTAACCTCGAGTCGAGATTGTGTTTTGCTATTAATTTATCTCCATCAAAAACTTCATAAAAGCCAGATTCAAAAGTTTTACTTAAATCTAATGTATGTAAATTAATTTTATTGCAAGAAGAGGCAGTATTTACATTTACAGTATTATTATTTATTTTGAAGCGATTACTATTTACATATATAGAAGATAAATTAAAACTTGTATCTAAAGGTATTCGATAGGAGCTCGATTGATGGGTGGGGTCATAGGGGGAACCTTCATTGATTGGCACAACCTTAATAAAAACAAGCTCACCAGGCTTCAAATTATTTAATTCAACTAGGTCATTAGTGTTGGAATGGTAAAAGCTATATGAAAATTGATTGTTTACGAAAACATCTATCCTTATTTCAGTGTATTCACAATAAATGTGGGGAATTTTGATTTTTAAGGGCATGAGGTTTTCTAAATACTATCCCCCAGTAAAGGCTGTTCTTGCATCTATGCCTCGAATTTCAAATTTTTGGTATACTGTATCGTATCCTGCTGGAGGGTTATTTGCGTTTGGGTTGTATGGACCAACAGTTTCCCCTGTGTCTCCAATTATGAATTCAATTTTTTCTCCATCGCCTAACGTAATATTAAATTGAATGGCATCTACTGACTTCCCAATATCACGAGCAACTTTGGCTGAAGTTGCATCGATTGGTAAATCTTCGATATCAAACTTTGACATATTACTACTAGGTAAATCTATATTTTTGCATTTAACTACAAAAGTAGTCTTAACAGTTCGACTCACAAGATCATAGTATTTTACGATAAATGAATCATCGTTTTTACTTAGCAAGGCAAAACCTGTATAAGGATCCGAGTGCACATCTATATTATGAGAATCAATCCGAAATACTTGATCAGGGAAAATGTATGGGGTATTATCTCTCACATTTTCTTGAAAGTCCATAGTCGATGAATACCTATTATTTAATTTAAATAAAGGTGGGTCAATCAAATTGCATTGAACTTGACTAGGGTCATCTAGATTAATGGCGTCTGGGTTTGTTCCATCATAACTATCACTCTGATAAAAGAAAAGTTTAATTTGTTTTTCCTTAAATGGATTCAAGTAAATTGAAGGAGCTAAATCGGAGAAGCTTGGTTGGTTTTCAATATTTTCATTGGACGTATTATTATTATCATGCTCGTCGCACAAAACTATGTTTTCATATTTTAATTTTACTGTTACAGTTTCTCCTTTGGGTAAGGGCAAAATATGCTCTGAAGGGCTACTATCATCATCGTCACAGTCAGGAGCAAGTATGGTATACTCACCTGTTTCTGTGTCGGTAATTGGATCATATATATATATCTCGGAATCTCTCATAGGGAAATTTTTCCTGACTCCAGACACTCCCACAACATTGGTAGCTATTTGACCTTTAGCTAAATAAAAATCAAAACTAGCGTTGTTGGAAGAGGGGTCTCTTTGAGGGTTTTGATCTTGATGAGTAATAAAAGAGTATGAGTTTTGTCCAGGTGGACTAAAATCGTCCGCAGAGTCACGTTGTGATCTTAATCGATATTGTTTAGATGTTGGTGATCTCCACCCTTGTTTTATAGGGTTGAGTGGTAGAGCGTCTTTTGAGTTATTGTATTTATCTAATTCTAATGGTTGCTCAAAATAGTCAATTAATTCGCCATCTTTTGTATATGTGTATGGGCTTCCTATATCGATATCAATATTATCAAATGTCATTTCGAAGTTAATTGTGCCGCTGATTGCACCATCATATAAGCGATCATTAATTTTAGGCCTATATACAATTAACTCTCTAGCTAAAGAAGCTCCAAGATCATTAAAAGAAAAGTCAAACGTCTGTTTTTGTTGTCCGCCAGCAACAATGAATGCGACCTCGGGATAATCTGAATCATTATAATTGTTTCCTTTATCGTACCAAGAATGAGCTAAATGATGACTCCAGTCTTTACCAATTAAATCTTCAGTGTTGTAAAAATATATATCGCTACCAACTTTTTCTTTCCCAAAAGTGCTAGTAGTTAAATCTAGAGAAACAAATTTATCATAAAAGTATTGATAAGCTAAAGATGGGGTAACTGTGGGTGTGAGTGTTGGCGTTACTGTTAAAGTGGGTGTGAGTGTTGATGTTGGTGTTACTGTTGAAGTTAAGGTAGGAGTAATGGTTGGAGTGGGTGTTGGTTCTAATATCAAACCAAAACCCGTAACTGTTTTATCTTTATTAATGTAAACTGCATCCCCAGGATGTGAAGATAATTTATCATAAGGCAAAGAAATCGAAAAGACTTCATTAAGTTCTTCTGGATACCATTGATCGTCTTTTATTGTCACAATAGCTTGGTCCGTCAAAGTTTTAGTTTCGTTCGATTCAAAGCTAAAATCAATTTCACCAACATGAATGTCATCTGGACCGGCAAACCCTAAACTACCAGAACTTTGTACATACACTGAATCTATCTGTCTAGATCCTACACCCTCAGAGGAAAAACCTAATGAGAATGAATCATATACATTCCCCATAAGAGCCCCTACCCTAATTTCATGGTTAGCGGAAAATATAAAATCACCCTGTTGTTCGGTTGATGCAATTTTTTTTCCATCAATAAACATATCAGTCGAGCCACCATTTGCATTAGTAATGAATGCTCTAATATTAATGATTTCTGTAGGTTTGTTTACAATATCATCATTGAAAGATATTGTTTGATGAATTTTAGGGAGGCTTTTGGGTGCTGATATGTTAAGCGAATGTATAACTGATTTTCCAGGGTCTTGCTGGAATGCCATCAAGGTTATTGATTTAGCTGCATTAAGATATTCGCCATCAGTATCATCTAAAACGTTAAACCGTAAACGATTTAATTTAGAATAATAAAAACCTTCTTTAATTTTAATATCACTAATGACAAGGCTATTAGTTTCATTATTGCCAATGGTAGGCATAGAAATTTTAAGGTTATTATTATTTAACAGACTAGATTTAATTGAAATTTCGGCACTTCTAAGTAAGATAGCCCCATGAACATTGTCTGTAGTAAAAGAAATTTTTGTAGAATCAGAATTAGCTTTAAATGTAACCGGTGTGATAAAATTAACAGTGCCAGCAGCAGGATTCAGTCGTTCGTGAGAATTAAATACAACTACATCATTAACTAACATCACTAATGCTATAGTTGAAGCGGGTGTTATTTTTTTAAAATCTAATAATATTGAATATTCTTGACCAATCGATGTGCCAAGTGTTTGAGATACTTTAGCCGTATCAGATAGGTTGGTCGAATCAATAGAAGAAGTTTCAAGTAAAACCCCATCCTCAGATGTATCTATAACAGTAGAATCATCTATAGTAGAGTTGTTTTGATCCGTAACTTCCCAATCATTCAACGAAGTTGATGCACCGTCCGAAAAATCACCGTTTAAAAAACTAATATTTGATACAGTGTCAGATTGAGCTTGAAAAATATGTGAAATAATATGTCGACCGTTGTTGCTTAAATCAATATCAGAACTCGTTATTTCTTTAATAGGCTGATCATTTAAAAATAACTCAAAGACAGTTGGTGGATTAGTGATATCAAAGCTAGTTTCGCTATGCTCTACAGAAACTTCAATCGAGTAACCTCTACCAGGAATTGTAGGAAATGTTATAATTGCTGGATCGAAATTATTTACAGAACTATCTCCAGATAAGTTATTACCGTTTAAAGTAAAACTGCCCAGAGTAAGATCAGGCCAAGAGTCTTGAGTTTCTTCCCAATCAACTGGATACTCTTTAGAGTAAATTAAAGGTTCAAAAAGAATTGCGTTAAGGACCGGGCCGGAATCATCATCTATAACTTCTCCCTCATAACTCGTATTATATATAGCTCCAGGAGTCAAACCATCAAATGACTTATAAGCTCCAACAATAAAAGGTCTATCCGCAGTCAGCTCTTTAGGTACGTTAGAAGGAAATTCATTACGATTTTCAAAGATTAAACTATAAGGAAAAGGAAAGCTCAGTCTTTCATCAAATATCACCAAATTTTCAGTTGGATCATAAAATGAATCACTCTCATCTACGATTCCAGAAAGTGCAAGAATATGAGTGTTTTTGTTTGGGTCGTCATAAAGTAAGCGATTATGAAAACCGTCACCAGTAATGTAAAAGCCCGACCAAGATTTAGAAATACTTGGGTCACTTACGTGACCCGGGTCACGTATTCCATCAACAATGCTAGGTCTAGTAGACGATAATGTTTCGGAACTTAACTTGATAAGTTTGTTGTTTTGATTTGTGTTATTTACGACTTCTAAATCTACATCTACAGAATCATTTATAGACCAATTATTCAAGCCATCCGTAAATTCATTATTTAAAAAGGAAGTAAACTCTAACGGCGGAGTAAATTCTTCCGACAAACTAACATCCACAACACCACTCACAGGGCCAGCGTAAAAACCTGGACCTAATGTTCTTCGAACGGTAAGATGGGCTGTAGACCCCTCATTTAACACCGCAACATCTGGATCAAGGTAAACCTGTATGCCTCCATCATGGTATGGTAAAGGTGTTCTTGGGGGAGTTGCAGTAGGATCGGGAGTACTTGTAGGAGTATCTGTTGGAAAGGGGGTTTGAGTTGGTGTTTGAGTCGGTGAAATGCTTGGTATTGGAGTATCAGTCGGAGGGGGAGTAGTAGAAACTGTTAAAGTTGGAGTATGAGTTGGAGTATGAGTTGGAGTAACAGTATTTGTTGGAGTGATACTTGGGGTGACGGAGTATGTTGGGGTGGGGGTTGTAGAGGGTAAATTGATTAATATAAGCTTTGGGTTGTCAAAGTTTTCGAAAACAGTATGTGTTTGATGAAAAACTGTATCCACTATATCAACATGCGAGTCTATCATAATTTGAAAAAACTCAGGGTAATCATCGACATCGTCTAGTAACGCACTAATTTCAACTGTTGTAGAATCTTCACCATCTTCAAAAGTAATCTCTCCTTGTTTTTCTAAAAAATCTTCATCTTTTTTAGCCACTAAATCTTTATTAACGGTATTAGAATCAACAGAAGAAAGCCAATACTTAACAGTAGCGCGACCCTTCCAGCATCTGTCATCCATTTTTCTATATATGGTAGATTCTACACTTTGACCCTCGGCTGTCTGTAATACAGTAACATTTGCTCCATAGTGCAAAAATAATGGATGAGCAACTTGAGTAGGTGTTACGGTCTCTGTAGGAGTAATAGTTTGTGTGAGAGTAGGTGTTGGGGTATTTGTATTAGTAGGGGTAACTGTTAGGGTGGGGGTAATTGTTGGGGTGTAAGTTGGTGTTAATGTATTGCTAGGTGTTACCGTAGGTGTTAAGGTATTACTTGGTGTTACCGTGGGTGTTAATGTATTACTTAGTGTTACTGTGGGAGTAATCGTAGGAGTAAGGGTAGGAGTCATGGAGCTACCAAAACTAGGAGTTATGGAAAATGTAGGTACAGGTGTATGAGTGATTGTGGCGGTAATTGTATTACTCGGAGTGGTTGTTGTAGTTGGGGTAATCGTTGGAGTGATTGTAGGTGTTGCTGTTAATGATGGTGTTACTGTAGGTGTTACCGTGGTAGTGTTGGTAGGAGTGATAGTCTGTGTAGGAGTATGTGTTGGTGTTAATGTTGGTGTTGCTGTTAATGTTGGTGTTAATGTTGGTGTTGCTGTTAATGATGGTGTTACTGTAGGTGTTGCTGTTAATGATGGTGTTACTGTAGGTGTTACCGTGGTAGTGTTGGTAGGAGTGATAGTCTGTGTAGCAGTGTACGTTGGGGTGATTGTGTTGGTAGGGGTATACGTCGGAGTAATGCTGCTTGTAGGGGTGTAGCTGGGAGTAACACTATTAGAGGGTGTAATGGTAGGTGTGGGTGTGCGTGTAGCAGGAGGACTTAATTTTATCTCATGACCGTAGTATTCAGTGGGGTTAAAATCAATTCCCCCAACGGAATCTGAACTGCTAGACAATTTATCAATTTGTATGTATTTATCAATATAATATTCTGAAGCTAGTATTTCATACTCTAGTGTAGATTTTTGTTTAATTTGTTGAACTCTATACTCTTTAGATTTTATTTTATTGTCAGTGTTATGATAAACAGTCCAAGTGTAACCGGTTTTAATATTTTTAAAGAGGTTTTCTGCAAAAGTAACAGAAAAATTAGATTTGCTTATTATAGTATACTTTGAGAACTTTTTACCTTTAAAATCTATTAGGGGTCTCCAGTTTGTTGGGTCTACATTTGGAGAATTTAATCCATTTTGACCAATCAACGCATAAAACAAGTTTTTGTGCTCGACAACAGTAGGAAATGTGTATTCTTTTTCAGCTTCCCAATTTTCATAATTGTGATCATTTATTTCTACATACAAGAAATCCGTATCACCAATAGCCTCAATGGGTACGTCTAATTCTATTGTGTTGTTATCAACAATCTTTGTTACTCGACCTCCTGAATGATGAGAGATTTTGTTATTATCAACCACTTCAATAATATCTCCTATACTAAGAAACGATCCTTTGAGGCCTGTTGAAAAAGAAATCACTTCTCTTTCGACCTCTCTAGACAACATTTTTTGCCAAGCCAACCTAAATGCTTCGCCTGTACGAGTTATTCCGTTTCCTGGAATACGTATATGTGAGTAGCCATGTATTCTTATTCCTCTAGAATTCTCCACATATTCACTTTTTGGAGTGTAGTTATCTCGCTCATCTAAATAATCAACGGTAACAGCCGTAATTTGGGAAGTAGCCGGAGTGCTTGAGTAGGCAAAACCCCCTTCGGATATATTCGAGTTGTTAAATAACATAACAGGACCAACCTCAGAAGGTGCATCTTGCACTATAGTAATTTTGCCATGTGTAAAGTTTAATGAGGCATTATATATTTGCATTAAGCCTTTAATATATTCAAAAGCTTCTTTTTCTGAATCGATGTAAAGGTTGCACATATGCCTTCTTTCATTCGTTTCTTGACCATCAACAATTGTATCAACCCGATCATCGCATCGTTGAGCAAATCTGTAAAAAGACCACTTATCAATATCTTCAGCAGTCACTCCATATTTACCCATCCCATATTTTTCGTTGGTTAGCAAATCATAAATAACCCAAGCTGGGTTGCTGGTCCATAAAAATTCATCACGAAAATAGCCGTTCCAACTACCAATATATAATCCGTTGATTGCATCGTAATTACTGGGTATCTTTATTAATTTACCTTTAATTAAAAACTCTCTTTTAGGGAGAGAAGGAAAGTCTTTTGAGTTGAGGCGTGTACCTACTAGAGCTGTAGTTGGATAAGAAAAATAACCTCCCACATATTCAGTGATAGATGCTACTTCTGCATCGATCTTAAATCTGGCCTCAGCTAAACCCCCAACCATAGGATCGATTTCTCTTGTAGAGCGATATATTCGAATAGTTCGATTTCGATTTATATATTCATCTTCTCGGTTGGGCAATGGTAAGGCATCTAAGTATACGTCTTTAACATAAGGAGATGTAGCGCAACCACTAAATGTTAGTAGTTGCTTAGTTAAGTTTTTACCTTCTAAGCCATACTCTACAATTAAGTTAATTTTAGCTGGCCAGATTTCACCACTATTTTTAATTAATTCTCCAACCTTGAAACAAAGCCAAGGTAATTTATCACAACCAAAATATTTTTTTGCAATGTCAATTCCAGCTAAAGCTCCCAATATTCCACCAGTCATCACAAATGCCTCAGCGATAGCATTAGCAGCCATCTTAATCGGCGCACTCAATAGCTTAGGGAAAGTAAAACCTATACTAGCACCAATACCAAAAGTTTTAGCTAGGTCTGGTATAAACTCCTTCAACTGTTCTGCTAAATATTTGCCAATCATCCAACCAAATACCATGCCTAATATGGGTATTAAATTCAAATATACAACAGATTCGTCCCCTTCGTAAATGTAATGTAATTTGTTAATTTTAATAGAAATAGATACATTAGTCACTTGTGGGTTTTTAATTGTGTGAGTAATGAAATAATCTTTATCGCCCTCATTTCTTGGTCCATATAGTGGAGAATTTAAAAATTTAGTATATGCAGGGATTTTAAATTCATCAGAAATTAAAGACGACCTCACATCATCATCTAATATTCTTGGGATATTATATTCTGTGTCGTAATTCTTAAAGTTACCCACTCTTAAGTCAAAATGAAACTTTGAGAAATTAAACCTATGGGTATGGTCCCTAATAGGAATGTCGTCGAGATAAATAGACCTAAACTTCGCATAAGGATCTGATCCAGGATTATTCGAAGACATATCTTCAACTAACAGTTTGGGGTTAGATATAGTGATTGAAACTTCAGTATCTTCAGGAGAAAAAGATGTTAGATTATTATCAAAATCTAAAAAAGCTGAAACCAAAGATCCATTATTAAAAGTAAGATTAAAAGCAGGTAAAAATTCAGATAAATTCTCAAAAGGATCAGGTATTCTATCAAAAGGAAGAAATCCTTTGCCTGATTGCTTTTGCTCAATAAATCTAATCGATCCATTTTCAGGAATAGCATTTAAAATAAGAGGTTGTTTTTGAAGATCATGATCGGGGTTTAGTGATATAGATTGATCGGATGCAAATATCTTAGGTTTTTGTGAACTTAATAAACTTCTGAGGTGGGCCATCCTAAGTCTCATTGTGGTATTAAACTCTTTTTCATCGTCACTCATATCATCATTTATTGGGTAATGATAATCTGCGTTTAGGAAAATAATTCGATCAGGCACCGAAAAGCCTATGCCTGGGTTTAAAATTGCATATCCATTTGGCAATGCTGAGTTAAAGTTTGATCGGTCATTCTCTATTTTACCTGTACTAGCAACTTGGAATTGAATCTTAACTTTAACATAAGAAACCAACTGTTGTGGAGTAAGATTAACATTTTCAAATTTACTGGCAGGCAAACCATATGCTAATGCAAGTAATCCAGGTTTATAACCTCTTTCGAGAGAGTCGGTTTGTAGGCTTTTTAGTACATTAACTAATGGCAATACATATCCGTTAACAAACACGGAGTTGTACCCAGACCCACTATCAATAATGTCAAACTCTTTTACTCTACCTGTATGAATCATTCGGGAGTTCTTGTTGCTAGCTAGATACCTACCTTTGTCTATGAATGTAATATTATTACTATCTAAAACCTCTCCGACAGCTTTCACTTTACCATTGCGAGAGCTATTTAAAACAGTTAGTGAAAGTATCGAACCGTCGTTATACAAACCTAAAGGAGTGCGAAAATCAGGACTATCATTTTCCACATGTGATTCCCAGCCATACTTTAAACCTGTATCACCGCTTTCAGGAGCATTATAGAAACCGTTTACAACAATAGAAGTAACTTCACCATCTGAAACTTCACATTTTATGGGGTAATTACCAATCGTAGAATCTATGGAAACGAAAAAGCCTATATCTTGATACAGGTCGCCACCCATAACAACACTAGGCTTTAGCGAGTCTTTAGATGTGGGAGATATATATGTCCAGCCAAAAGCAAATGGATCATATACACATCTTGTTGGAGTTTTTAACAAAAAAATGTCCTGAATAATGCCATGAGAATTATCAGTTTGAGCGAATGCTTCAATGCTAGTGGGCAGTATGGATACTGTATTATCCTCACGTTTACGTAAGACATAAATTGTAGCTCGTGGACTAAAGGTTGATTCATAAAACCCGGTACGGTCATCCGAAAAATCGCCAGGAGCATACCCTAAGTTAAGAAATTGTATATTCTTGAAAGTTTTTAACGAGCGACCAAAATACCCATTCCTACTACCATCAAATTCATGAGATTGTAGCATGTATGAAGGAAAACCTGATTTCTCAGATCCATACAAATAGTCTTGCACGAATTCTTGTTCTGGATTCGATGGATCAAAGGGCATATTTCGCCCTCCAACACCTATATTAAAAAGCAAAAAACGAGTACGTAAAGTTTGGTAACCTCTAGATTGCAATGCAGCTACTTGAGAAGAGCTAGATACTGTATGAGATGTAATTCTAGAATTAGCAACTCTAGCTTCTTTACTGGCCATTGCTTTATCAATAATAAATGTATCACCATTGGCCTCTATGGCTTTTTTAAATTGATTTAAAATATATTCATTAAATTTTTCTCCAGTACTAGCATAACAGGGTATACTGTTAAAGGTTTGGTACTCATATCCAGGCTTTTTTCTTCCAAAGGACTTGTAATACGTTACTGATTGTTCATATACTACGGCTCGAGATAGATATACTTCTCTAATTAATTTAGAAATTGAAACGTTTTTTGAGACACCGTTAGCTAACCTTGTCCATTCCGGTTCGGTGTACTTAACGAAGTGTTTAGGAGACTGGTATATGTCATTCACTTTTTTTCCTCCACCAAACAATCTACCAACAAAGCCAGGATTTTCTCCACCTGGGGGAGGGTCAGGCATTAACGCTGTGACATTTGTATCTACAGCAAAACCTTGAAAATCAAAATCTATATTGTAATCTCCTGGTTTGAAGCTGTCTTCTTCTTCCTCAATTTCAGCTTGTTTCCATGAAATATTTGATTCCCAATTATCTGGATCTCGATCAGGAGTTAAGCTTAATGGAATTTCGATCCATTTTGAGTTCAATGATCCATTACTATCTATCGGGGGATCAAAAGTGCGTCGAGTAACAGAAATGTCAGTTGAGAAAGTAGTGGTTTTTGAGAGTGAGGTAATTAATTCGTTATCACTAATATTAGAAGTTTGGGTAACTTGACCACCACCTTCAGTTTCAAATGTTACATCATCCAGCAGACTTCGTGCTACCGCTGATAATCCCGGACTTAAAGTGATATTTGCCACTTCATCTCCGTTAGCAATACGAGTAGGCTTGGTGCCTATTTTTTGAAATTCAAAAGTTTCACCCCCATTATAGAAAGCATCATTGCATGCAGTGGGACATTTAAGACGTATACCTTTGATGGTTTTATCTCCACTAAATAATGTTACCTCTTGATTTCCATTGTAGCCATTGTCTTTGTAAAAAGTTTTTCTGTATTCAGTGGGTTGATCTGTATCAAGGTCGTATAGAAAATTGTTTTCTTCTGGATCTACTGATTCTCCATCTTTTAATTTAAATAATCTACCATTATAACGAACCACAACATGAGATTTGTTGATTTGAACATTAGTATAATTTCTGCAGTAAGGTCGGTTACTACCTTGCCTTTGCCATGCGTTTTTTGAAGCAACTCTTTGTTGGTGTGCAAAATCCCATTGTGAATGTTCTCGCTTAACAACAACTAAACCATCATTTAAATATTGACCTTTCCATGTGGTACTATTAAATTGATTAAAGTAATTTAGGTTTATACTCTCAGCAATCCACCTTAAGTTTGCCAACCGGGGAGCATCGTCAAATTTACCTCGCTGATAGTCTATTAAATTTTTATCTGTATAATAATAATCTTCCATACCATCCCAAGCAGGTTGACCCCAGTCATCAGAATATGTTTGAGTAAAATAAGTTGAAATTTCTAAATTAACATCATCTTTTTCTTCTGGTGTAGTATCGCGTTGATACTGGAAGTAATCTGAGTTTTGCTTGGTTCTTCTGTGTAACCCATAAACATCTTCTCCGTCCTCCTCGTATACAACATCAAATAACCAATGATCTTCAAATTGAATAGCACTACTAGCTACAATTGCGGTAGTTTTGGTTTCGTGATAAGTAAAAAAATCTTGAAAATAGTAAAACCCTTGGTAAGCTATATTGTCTCGCCATTCTGGGTATGACTCTGCAGCTTTAAACGTAAAAGTATCAAGCATTGCAAGCTTTGCATGGCCTTGACTAAAATACTTATAGAATTGATCATTTGAAATATCTGAGGGATCGGATCGATCAAATGGTGAAAACCAGTGAGGTAATGATTCAGCTTCTTCAATGTTAAAATCTGAGCCTAATAAATCTGCAATCTCTTGTTGGGTTGGTTCATTTTGCTTATTAAGATAGTCGGATGAATAACCCAAAGCTTTATGCATGAGGTGATCTGGTAGTATGTGAGGTAATGAGGTGGCATATTCGGGTTTTTGCCATGGATTTTTAACATCATTTTTAGCTCGATAAAATTTACCACCATAAAGAACATATTCTCTTTTTTGATAACTCTCAGTTTTACTCCATTCGCTATATTGTTGAGGTGGAGCAACATTTTTCATGGGTAAAATTTTCCAAACTCCTGTATTAGTAACCTCTACTGCTTCAATAAGATAAGGTTCGAACTCGTCGGGCACTATCCATTCACCACGTCCATTTACTTGTCTATACTCGGAGGGATAAAAATCAAATTTGTTGGTATCCAGGAAGTCTATAGTATCACATTCATATGGCTGCCATGGTGAATTAGCATCTCCAGTGGTCGGATCATCCCCTATAAAGGTTTGTTTTGTTAATATATATATATTACAATTAGTATTAGAATTAGAGTCCTTGACGTAATTTGGTATAAATGGATTATAATTAAATTGAATATTAGGATTCCATTGTATTACTTGTTCACATCCCCAGCAAATATTTTCATATTTCGACTCAAAGAGCCAGCCAGCATAATCGTCATCATTATACATTCCTTGACCATTCAAACCATCTAATATCTTAAAGCTTTGACCGATGGCAAAAGTATAATTTCCAGTCCAGTCTCTCATGCTACCAGTAGGTACAACTGCACCAATCGTTCCTTCATCGAATGGTAAACCAACCTTGTTTCCTATAACTTTATAAAAGTCCAGACCCCTTTTCACTATGTCTCCTGGGAAGTAATCAGAGTATGAACTATAGTTAGTATAATAACTTGGATCTTTTATTGGTGAATTGTATCCAGATATACATTCAAATACCCAGGGGTAGGTTTTGAAACCAAGAGCACCATCATCCAATTCTTGCTGAAAGAATTTATAACCAGAAGGGCTACCCTCAATTATTAATTGATCATTTGGACCCCAGAAAACCTCTTCATATATATTGTTGTCTTCAGGAAATTCGCTAGAAATTTCTAGATTAGTTCCGAATTGTTTGAATGACCTAAGTGTAGATAAATCAAAAGTAACTATATCCCCCTCTTCGTAGGGAGCATCGAAATATTGATATTCGGGATAATTGTCTGGGTTTATATCAGGCAATTGGTCAACCAATGGATTGTAAATAGCAGAAGCTTCAACAATTTTTGCTCCGTTACTAACAACATCTTCATCAGAATTACCTTCACCATAATGCACGTATGATATAGGTAAAGAGTCTGGGCTTCCAGAGAAATAATTACCAAAACGACTCCACTCTTGCTTTTGCACACTGTCAGGCGCTGGATACTTTCTAACATGTCTATACTCTAAGGAGTTACCTTGATTATCTGTGCCTGCACCTATTGATTGGTAAATCCATTCTCCGTCTACTTTTTTTCTCACCTGCCAATTTGTCCAACCGTTCCATTTTTCGTCTATGTTTGCGCAGGAAATGTATTCATCTAAAGTTATATCCAAGAAAAGGGGAACTTCTTTCGTAAGATAATCGTAACCAATTGCGGTGAATTGACTGGCACCAGGCCTAGAGTTTACAGCTGGTTGGAAAAAATTGCCATCTTTTCTTGTTAGATTTGCTACATGCAGAGAAACATTTAAATTTTGATACTTGTAAAGTTGATCAGTGACGCCTTTTTTACTGGTGTCCAGGTATATCCTGGCCATTTTATTAAACTCCAAAGGGTTACCAAATGCATCAACTTTGTTGGTTGGTCTAAACGAATCTACGAATTCAGAATTTTCAATAACAACAGGTAGATCCTCATATGTTCGGGTATCGCCATTTTGCCTTAAATCTGAACCATAAGAATCAATAGAAGAGTCTACTTGAGATTGAGGGTTGCCAATATCAAGAATTGACGCTAAATCAGAAACGGTAGCTTTACATTGACCTATTTCATCAGTCGGCAAAATAGGTGAGGTATTAGCTGAGAAATTAACGGGTCTGGAATAAGGGTTGATTTGCAACTCCAAGATTTTATTGTTATAACCTTCGCCGTCAAAATATTCTGATTCATCTCTATTTCTAAAGCCATCAAAAGCCCTTAGGTTCATATCTAGGGTAACGTTATCAGTTAATAGAGATAAATCAATTTTACCTACATCTCTATAGTCAGAACTAATACCTCCTTGGCTTGGATCTGTGTTTGTATTTAAAAATAACTCATATTTATGATAAGCATCCAGAGTAAACATTCGGTTGGTTGATGTGTATTCAGGGTATACTCCGTCTACACCATCTTCTCTAGCGCGATGTAGTGGGTCGGCGTCAAAAGTACTGGAACCTAATGCTGCTCTATAAGACACAGTCGGTTGGTCGACGATTATAGATAATCCATGGTCATTAATTTCTTCTGAGTTAGCTTGAATATTAAAAATTCCATTTAATAAAACATTATTTAGGTCCCTGTATTTTTGGCCTGGACTAATAATAGTGAGCTCTCCATTTTCTTGAGGATCGGTTTTGTCGTTTAAGGTATACTTTCGGCCATCAAGGTAATCATAATAAGATAACGGACCCAGTGCAGCCTTAAAGCCTTGCAACAAGCTACTCGTAGCTCGTTCAGGAAAAGTAACTTGACCATTATCCTTAGAATCTTCTCCTATGGGTAACGCAAGTCCAGCAATAGGACCTTCTGATAAAATTTCTAAGCTTTTATATAAACCAATAGATTCTAATTTTTGATAATTGCCTCTATTACCGACTTTTAAAGGCGAGCTACCTTTAAAAGCTATAGGTTCTCCGTTCAAGGTAACACAGTTAACCCTGCTAGAGTTGGGACGCATCGAGCCATCCATTCCTCCTCGAGGAAAAACAAAGGGCCTAACTGTATTGCTTTCTGGCACTGTGGATCCACTATTGTGTCTACGTAAGGCTTTTTTAGCAGAAGGTCCATAAACTTTACGTCCTCCAGACCAGTAACCTTGATTTTCGTAACCCTCGCTATAAGACTCGTTATTTATGTCTGGGTTAAAGCTTTTTGATCCGTTTTCCCCGCCAAAGCTCAGTATACGTTTATCAGTTAAATTGTACGAATTAACTTGATCTTCTACACTAAAATTTCTTAAATCATCATTAGATGGTGTGCTGTTAATAACTAGGTCGGCACTAACAATGTTATCAGAATTGTATATAACCATGTTTTTGTAATCAAAATCATAATTTTCAACACTAGAATGAATCACTTTAGTTCCTACTCTAAGCTGTCCATATACTATTGGGACTGGCGTACCTTGCTCTGCTCGATTTTCGTTATCTGTATACAAGAATGAATTTGTTTGTATGATTTCATACTCTGGTACATTTTCTTCTTCTGTGAAATTTAATTTATCAGCTAATTTTTGCAAACCATACGACATGCCAAAATTCATAGCAAAATTTCCCAAAAATCCCGCCGCTCCAGCCGCTCCAGCTTTTCCTTGGGGTGAGGGTATGATGTGGTATTCTTTTTCTTTTAATAAAATGTTTCCGCAAAAGCGCTCGTAAGTTTTATCTTTTGAATCAACGAATTGAAAATCTACACCAATTTCAGATTTTTGAATAAAATATTGTTTAAACTTAGGGAAGTTTACACACAACCCCATAATTGCATCATTGGGAGTTAACGCATCTAAATAAATGTTTTCGGCAAATAAATCACTTAACTCACCATGCAATATAAATTTCTTCATAAATCCTTATACCTATATACTTTATACACTTTATTCAAGTGTTCAGGTAGAAATAATTCTTTCTTAGGGTAGCCGTAAATAGGGTGGTGGTACATAGTATTATCGCCCAGGTATATCCCCAAATGAAATACTCTATCTAAAGTAGGCTTAAACACAATGATATCATAATCTTTTATGCATGAAAAATCAATATTTATAAAGTTATTTTCTATGTTTTTTATTAAAAATTTATTAGAGTCTTTTCCTTGTCTCGCCCAATTTTTAATTGAGTTAGTAAATTTAATATTAAGTTCTAGTTGAAAAAAATCTTTCACGAATGTAATACAATCTTGAAAGTAAGGTATGAAAATTCTTTTTTGTAGAGGTTTGGGTTTGTATGAGTTGGGGTAGTATAAGTACTGACTCTTATCTTGTATCGAAAAAATAAATGAAGGTAAAGATAAAGATTCTGAAACATTTAAATCTAGTGAACTTGGATTGGAGTTGTACTCTATATGGCTATGATACAGAGATAAAATGTTTTTTTGTAAATAATATTTATAAAATCGTTTATCGTGAGAGATAAAATGGTTCACATCATAACTATCCTCATTCACAAAAGGTAGAAATTTAATAGTGCATCCATCTGACTCTAGAATAAAAACTCCACAAGTCTCCCTATTTTTGTGCTTTAGGGAATACTGTAAAGCCTCATGTACTACATTAGTATTTCCAAGATCCAGGGAAGCCTCCAAACGGTAATCCATTATCTAATTCACTATCTCCAAACCGAGCACGACAACCTTTTAAGTTTTTACTACATGCATCCTCAACCCAGTTACTCTTATTGGTCTCGGGGTCAATACCAACTGTTCCGTCTTTTAGGCAGACGTAAAGTTTGGGAGCTAGGTTGGGTTGAGTTTCATCTAAAATTAAAACATATTCGCCTTTTTTATATGTTGCTTCTGGATCAAAAATAAAAGGGTCGCCCCTTACGATAGGTGTACTATCTGAAAAATGGATAGGGTTGCCCTTGCTGTCTGTTTTGGGCGGACCATCGTAACCGCAACCGATATGATGCCGGTAACGCCATTGACATGTATTGTAAACAATTTTACGATTAGGTAAAAAAGAATTTTCTTTTTCAAGGGGTGAGGATAATTCGAATGCTATGGAGCTTGCATTTTCATGAGTTTTTTTATTAATAATATACTTTTCAACGGGAAAAGAGTCTTCATTACCTGTACCAAATGGATTAAGATTATTGGGGAAATTATTATTGCTTAAAAATTTTACAAAAGTACGAATGCGAAAAATTTCATAACCCATAAAATCATCAAAAAACCTTGTTTTTAAACCGAAAAATCCATCACTATTATCAAACACTAATGTTGGACGAGGAAATTCATTGTCAGCATAATCAAACCCATTGACAGAAAAGGGTATATAAAAATATTCATTCCTGCCTCCCCCTTCGCCATAAAAAATACTTTGCTTGTATCCGTTTTCGCCGTTATGAAAGTAATAGTTATTACCTCGAACTTTTTTAGTCAAAGACAATCGAAACAAAGTAATTAAAGTGGAAGGTTCAAAATCTAAAATTTCATCAATAATGGACTGCTTCATGGTATATATAATAACCTATTTACCTCGGACTTTCAATAAAAGTAGCAGTAATAGTATGATTGTTAAAGTAAATAAAATTATGTGTCCATTCGGGGCAGTAAAAATAACTCATATTACGTCGGTGTGGGGTAGTATTATTGTCGTTTGAAATTTCAACACCATAATCTTTTTGAATATGGAAGCCAAACCTTTTATAACCTAAGTGGCTCTCTAGAAACAATAATATTCTTTTTGCCTCGAGGTTGCTTCTAGCAGAAAATGTAACATTTAAATTAGTTAAGTTTGGATTAAATCCATACTTATTGTATTTAGAGTAAGCTTCCGATAGATTTGATTTTTTATATTTAGGAGCATGATCAATACTAATAATGTCATCCGCCCTAAAGTCAAACATGCGTACATCAAGATAGCCCGCATTAGTTAAGGGAGGGTAGGGGTAATAGGAACACTCGTGAGGTTTATTTATGAAAATAGAATTCCTATATAGGGTATTCGAATTGCGACCATTATCGTAAGGCTCAAACACATTAAGGGGATCAAGTAAGGATATAAAATTTGTTGAATTATTACTGAATTCTAAAATACTTGAGTTAACAGGAAAACTTTTATAACTATCGGGTTTATAGAGAACATTTTTATCGCTAAGGTTTACATCTTTGTTTGAATTGTTAGCGAATTGAGCAGAGAAGTTTCCAGCATATCCCACTTCAGATAAAGCATATTTTGTTTCAATGTTGTCGTTAAAATGAACATTAGGTTCAACACTTTTCAGTATAGATGCAGCTGTAGAAGTTAAGGTTGCCTTAATTGAATTAACATCATAATAAGATTTTTCATGAGTATAATTTAAACAATTAAAAGCATTAACTTTGTAAGGGTAAAAAGGTTGGTAATCAAAAGCTGGTATTCTCTTGTTATCAAAATGACCTTCTATATTGTATTGTTGAGGCTCGTAATAAAACTGTTTTTGAAAAAAAGAAATTAAGTCATGTGACTGTGTGTCTATTAATTCTTCAAAATTTAAATTTAATGTCATTGTTAGAGAATTAATACCTTGAGGTAAAACTTGAGAATAATTATCTCCATAACGAACGGAATGATTTAAAGAAGTGAAAGATGCAGACGAGCCAAAAGCTGGCTGCATATCTAAATTGTTATACTCTGTATTCTTGAGGTCCATTATTGTAAAACTTGAGAAATAGTTACAGAGCCATTCAAATAACCTCTAGAATTGACACTTAAAGACTCGCTTTGGACAGCTCCATTACAATGAAATGAAGACAGTAAGCCAGCAGAGTTATTGCGATAATTATCGTAAGATAAATCTCTTAACTCACATACAACTTCAACGTTTTCTTGATTCATAACTTTATGTAAAACAGAGGGATCTAGATTATCGCCTTCTACGGTGACACTTACATTTGTTTGACGTTTGGATGCTCGAGTGGGTAGAAATCCAATTTCTGGAACATAGTCTCCAGTGGGAACTTCATATTTAGGGTATCGAGAGATCGAGGCTGAATAAGAAAAACCAAGACCATAATTAAAACCAATAGAACTCAAGCCTACAAGTTTACTAGTTTCTCCATGAGGTATTGATTGCTGTTGGTATAAATCAGAAGAGTAATAGTTTAAACTTAAGCTTTCATCTTTAGTTAGGTTTCCATAAATATCAAAAGAAGCCTTAGCTTGAGAAATAGAGTTTGGGGAAATACTAAATTCAAACTGAGTTAAGTAGGCACCGTAAAATGCAAAATCTCCTAAAAAACCAGTTACTCTGTCGTTATTAATAGGAGGAAATTCAGTTGGATCTACTAAACCTGTAATGCTAAAAAAATGAGGTAAATTACCTTCGTTAACATAAAAATCTACATCTAAAGTTCCTTTGATTGGTGAGTCTGCGACATAATTAAAAGAAGGTTCGAAGTAACCATTTTGAGCTTCCTCTTCAGTTAATGACCAACCTCCACTTTTTGCATAAACTTTAGTCAAAAAATCATGACCACCAGGGTTTACTTCTTCTGAGAAAAATAAATTTTTACCGTTTGGAAAAGTTATTTTAGAGTCTTTTTTTATCTTATTAATTGAAGATGATATTGGTCTAGGTGGCCCACCGATAGGACCCATGACAACTAACTCATTAGAACCTTCTTCGAAAACAAACATATCATCAAAAATCATATTAGATCCATCTCCGAATGCACATATTTGTAAAATATTATCGTCTAGCTGGCGACTAGCTTTAATATCTTGACTCAATGTTAAGGATGCACTTTCTGCAAATATGTATTCCCCCGTGTTACTACCTTCAACAGATAAAAACAGCGGGACATCATCGTAAGGTTTAAGTTTCATGCTTTAGAACTATCGTTAATATATGCGTTGTACGTCAAGTTTACAACTAAAACATCATCAACTGAGGATTTAATTGATTGCGATACAACAGTAGCATCGTCAAGAGTAAATTTTTCGATCAAGTTATCATTAATAGGGTTATTGAAACTAATAGATAGATCTTGATGTTTAGGTTTAATTAGAAAATCACTAATCTTGTCAATTTCATAATCAAAAACTTCTAAATTGAAAGTTACCTCTTTCATGATAGGCATAACCCTATGAATGTGAATAGGGAAGGGTTCGCCAATCGCATAAACAGGCTCCCTGTCGATTCTCATGGTATATTGAAAGTCTGAAATTCTATTGCTCGAATAACCATCTACATCAATTTTAATTGATCCTTGGTTGGGTATTTGTATTGGTGGATGAGTTTCATCTCCAGACACACTAATGCCACCACCTAAATCACCATATACAACTACACTAGCATTAGCTTGGGGTATCTGCCCGATGCCTGCAGATAAAGAATATTCCGTTAAATAACCATCTATAAAACCAAAGCTTTGATCACCATAATTTATGCTACCACTCATCGGTTCTACACCAGTGTATCGCAAAAAAACATCTTCACCTATATAATACTTTGATATATTAAAATTACCAACAATAGGCCCTTGCCTAACAGAATATGTGTACCCTTTTCCTAATATATCAATAGGTGTGTCTGGTATACTAAATCCTCCATCAATATCTGTAACACCAGAAACTCGTATGCCTGACAAATAGAACTGTTGCTCATAATTTAGAATGCCGCCTTTATTTGCCACGTAAGCTACCTCCTACTCTTTGCTCCTGAGATATAACATGAGTAACTGCTTCTTTGATTTTGCCAGCTAAAACTTCTTGATTTACCGACCCCGAAGTGTCTCCAGAAGAGTTATTTGGTGGCACAGTAACATTAACACTAATGTTATTTGATTGGCTGGATGTATTAGTAGCATTAGAAACATTTGATGACATATTGGGAGTATTAGTTACTGGGCCACCTTGATTCATCTTCATGGAGTTTAATCTATTAAAGAAGCCTGGGTATTTTTTTTCAACATTTTTAACACTGGAAGCTTTGATTACATACTCACCTTTATCGAGCATAATAGGTCCAACCTTATCAATTCCTCCGGGACCATGAACCCTTCCGCCAGCACTCATTTGGAGTGGCTTTTCGTCTCTCGTTCTACTAAAGATTTCATTTGGAGTTTCTGTGTTATTGCTTGAGGTGCCAGTATATAGATATTTATTATTAATAGTAGTATTTTTACCAGGCTGACTCAAGCGTGTCGCCGATTTACTATATGAATTAGTGTGGTTTGATGAAGGTGAACCTTGAGCGATTGAGGAGCCTGGGGACATGTTAGTATTTGATTCATTGGCTTTTTGTAATCCAAGATCGATACGTCCTGATTCACTTTTTGGTTTCATTTCTACCTTTTTAAACCCTGAACTATCAGCTTCAACTTTTTCTTCCAAAGACTTTAAGTTTTTAGCGTCTTTTTTGTCAGCTCGAGCATTTTTAATATTTTTAAATTCGTTGTTAAGACCATGAGCGGCAATTGCACCAGTTATATTGCCTGCAATTGCTTGGAGTTGATTAGCGTTATTCATTACATGTTCATTTTGTTTTTGAACTTCGTATTCATATTTATCCAAAAGGTATTGAGCATAATCTTTGCGATAACTGTCGTTTGCTTTGTATCTAGCGCTCATCATGGGACTAGTGGAATCAATATCTAATGCTGAAGAACTATTTAATCTTTGAGGTTTCGATGGAGGTTTTGGAGAAGTGTCTTCATTTTGTCCTGACTCTTTTTCTCTGGAGGCTACTACATTACCTACTAATGTACCTGAGCCTTTAGCAATTTTACTCATAGCACTATCATCAGCATTACTAGTTAACGCTTTCTTACCTTTATCCCATGTAGATTCAAGCCAATTTTTCTTATCTCCTGGATCTCCACCTTCATCAAAACCTGGAACTTCAAAGTTTGCAGATTCAAGCTGTTTCTCTAGAGATTTCCTGGTAGCAGGAATGCTTGAGGTATTCATTAAAGATTGTTGTATGTTGCTTGGGCTATCTGAACCAATAGACATTGTTTGGTCATAAAATTTAGAGGCAGCTGTGGATTCATTAGCGGGAACATGAGAATATTTAGCGTTTTCATCACCCACCCTAAATTTTTCAATTGGAGCCCTAGAGTTTACACTCTCCATATTTAAAGCTGCAGATTTTATATTAGCAGCTTTTTCGTGCAAGGAACGATTGAATAAGTTAGGTTCAGGACTTTCTACACTAGCAGGCTTACTGGAAGACCTAGCAGTTAATTCACCTTTTAAATTCTTTTGACTCATAGCCACTCCAGTTTGGGCGCTCGGATTAAAACCAAAGCTTGACCAATCACTATGATCGCTCATGCCGCCACGGTTTAATTTTTGAACAGGAAGTAAAGTTTTAGATAAATTAGCTAATCCACCCTGAAACAAGCCAACGATACCACCATGAAATTTATTTAGGGCATCAGATAATGCATTCATTCTAATCATTTCGCTATCTTCATCACTTAAGCTTCCGACCGATGGTTTTTCTTCGGATATCATTGGGCGTTGATTGAGTAAATTTTTCTCCATCATTGATCGATCTGCACTTTGAACAACTGAAGGTAATGGCGCTGCACCCTCTGTAGAGATATCAAATAAATCTTCATTATTTTTATTGTATAAGTCATCCAGGGAGCCAGATTCATTAATTGACTCAAGAGATTTAGACCCTAACTTATCTACTATTTTTTTGCGAACGACATATTCGCCAGAAGTTAACATAGCTGGAACCTTGTCGGGAGAGCCAACACTACCCCCAGAGGCAAAACCTTGAATTAAACCACCTCTGTTTTTAGCTTCAATACCAGTGTCGCCCATACCAAACAACTCAAATATACCACTCGTTAATTGTTTTGTTGCTCGCTGTTTAAATGCATCAGATATTGATTGAGCAATACCTCCCGCAAAACTCTTAAGTGAGTCGCTCATTGATTTTGTGCTATCGCCCATGTTTGTCACTAAATCATTAAGACCATTTTCGACGGCATCAAAACTAGTATTGGCAAGAGTTTCACCAAATCGCTCTAGAGCTACATTATTTTGTGCAATCCTCTCAGTGATTGTATCTCTAAAAAGAGCTTCCTTACCAAGCTCTAAATTCATTTCTTTTCGAGCTTGAGCTACGGCTAGGTCGGATTCTGCAGCTCTAACGGTAGCTCCTTTTTCGGAGTAAGCATCTCGGGTTCCTTCAGCTTTTTGAACTTTATATTGAGATCGCTTTTCATCCAGTTCAACCTCTCTAGCTCCATCTCTAAAACCCTCACCATTGGCAATTTTTTCCTTGAGTTTAATTAACTCTTTAGTGAAGTCTCTTTGGGCTTGATTCATTTCTTCATGAGCATCAAAAGTGAATTGTCCTGCTTTTAATTGAGCAGTGAACTGTTCTTCAGCCTCTTTAGCTTTTATTTTTGCTTGCTTTAAACTTTCTTCGGCTTCGATAGAAAAATATCCAGATTTAACTCTTTGATTAAAAACATCAGTTAGCCTGTTTGTTTCTGTAGTTAATTTTGTTGTGCTAGTGTCGACATCAATTTCGTTTCCAGTTTTACCAAAAAAATCAGATGTAGGGTCAGTCACTTTATTTCTTTTTCCTGAAACTGATTGAGCTTCACCCCTTGCCGAAAGAGCATTAGTTTGAGATTGCTCTAAAGCTTTCTTGCCAAAATCATTACTGTCCAACCTACTTCGAGCCTCAATTAAACTTGAGGAAAAACTAATAGACTCTTCTGTCATTTTTCTTGAAGCCTCAGCTTCATATCTTTTAAATTCAATATTAGCTTTGTGTTGATCGGTCAAATTATTAGTTTCAGTAATTAAATCTTTGGTAGCTGTTTTTGATTTTGCTTGAAAACCGGTTAGTCCAACAAGTTCGTTTTGTATATCTGGCGAACTGGTACCAGAGAAATCTTTTCTGGTGATTTTGTTAAGCATGCCTTCTCTAGCTTGAGATTTACCTACAACATTACCATATTCCGTGATTGTGGATTGCTTGGCTTTTGTTGCAAAATCATTATCATTCAGTCTTTGCTGGAAATCGTTTACAGACTTAACCCAAGATCTACCTTCTTCGGCCATTGTATTTAAAGTTTCCTGCAAATGAACTCCAGCTGTTTTATCAGCTGCAAATTGTGCGGCAAGCTCTTTGCCGGCATTGGTAACCTCTGTAAGATTTAAATCTGCTTTACCTTCAAAAAATGTTTTTCCGGTATCTGGGTCGACTTCAAGTTTTGCATTAGTCTCTGTGTTTGAATCTCGCATTTTTTTACCAAAGCCAGATCGCTCGTTGCGTATCCTTTCTTGTATTGTTTGTGCGGCAAGCTCTTGTAATTTTGTATTTTTTTCTTCCGCTGCAATTCGAGCTCTTTGCTTTGCGAGAGCTTCAAGTTCGTTTGTGTATTCTTCGTCGAGAGTTACGGCTAAAGATTCTGTAAGTTTAGAGATGTAATCTGAGTTTTGTAAGTAACTTCTTTTAAACCCATTAACTTCTTTTGAAATTTGCCCATTAATTATAACAGCATCAACTTCTTCTAACATAGCTTTATTTACTTCTTGTTGCATGCCTCCTTGAATAGCAAGAAATTTTTTCAATTCATTATATCTATCTACTCGCTGCCTAGCTGCACCTACCCCATTTTTATTAAGCTGAAATTCTTTACGTAATTGACCAAGATTGTTTTCTGCCATGGATTTTTCTTCATTCGCTACCCTTAATTGTTCATCTTTAGATTGGTTAATGGATTCAAGTTTGCTATTTAAGCCTTCACTAGAAACAACATTCATTTCTTGAAGTTTAGATAACTGCTTGGATTTCTCTGCTGAGTCGTTTAAATTTTTAAGGTAATCTAAAGATCTAGCGTTAGCTTCTTCTGCAGATCTAACACCTTTAAGCTTAGCGGATAGCTCTGACATGCCCGCATCTGTGAGTTGTTTTTGTAATTTTTTGAGATTACCCTGAAATGCTTCTTCGGGATTTTCGCTAGCTTTAATCGTTTCAGTTGCAGTAGATGGATTGCTCTGTGATAAGCTGCCAGGGCCAGAGGGTTTTAATACTTTTTTTTCGTAATCTCCCTTTAAAATAGAGAAGTTCATTCCGGTTTTATCTTTACTTCCGGCAAAAAGATCTGCAGCTAATTTGTTTTGAGCAGCAATAGCATCGTCATTTGCTTTTTGTTTTTTATTTAAATATTCGTTATCTATTTTTTTCTGTTCTATTGCAATTTTTTCGTTATTCTCTGTTTCTTCCGAAAGAAAACCTAGGGACTCTGTGAGTTTGGCTTGGTGGTTCATTCTTTGCGTGGCATAATTTTGCTCGTCTTTAAGTAACTTGAGGTTGTTGTTTGCCATGGTAGCCTGTAGAGATATAGCGTTTAATAGCTTTCTTTTTTGAGCATTAACTTCTTTAGATATGGAGGCTTGTATTTCATTCTCTTTAGAAATCTTTTCTCCTTCATTGGCTATTTTCTGATATATGGGATTGATTAAAGATAAAGTAGTTCTAATATGTTCAGCACTTTTTCCTGATGCCATTAATTGTAAAACAAACTCAGATAATGGTTGATTGATATCAGCTATTTCTTTCGCATAAGATTCCATCAAATCAAGATCTTTTCCATTATCTCCATTGTTCATTCTTTGAAATTTACTCATTTGACCGAGAGCATCTTGCTTTTCTACCCCAGCAATATTCATAGTGTTAGATAGGTTCAATGCTCCGCTTTCGAAGGTTAACCTTTTTTCTCTATCATCCCCAAATATTCTTTGAGATAAATTTTGGTTTCGGTAAGCTGGCGCAACCTGGCCACTGGAAGTTTGTGACTTCATGAGTACATGTTTAAAATCTATATCCTGCCCAAGAGCTCCTTCATACCCCATGTTTTGAGCTGAAGATGTCACCGATTGACGTATTGTAAGTTTAGTCATAGCTTCTTGCAGCTTACTCATTCCTTGAGCTGTACCCGAAGTCATAGCTTGCAACTCGTCTCCAGATAGATTTAGTTCTTTAGCTAAAGATAAAGCTGATTGTTGAAGTGCATTTTGATTTTTTATTAATGTGCTATTGAGAGACATTAATTTCATTTGCCCTTGATATGTATTAGCTTGACCAGAGTTGGTTAAGTCTGTTATTTGTTTTTGTGTTTCCTGAACAGATGTTGTAGCTTCCATTGCACTTCCAACGGCCTCAATACTTTTTGCTGTCTTTTTTGCGGATTTATTGAGTGTATCTAAACCACTATCAAAAAGGCCTGTATTTTCTTTTAAAGCTGAAAATATGGGAATAACTCCAGCTACAACGCTACCAATTAAAGGTAAACTCTTTGCCGCTCCACCTAAACTCTTTACAAAAGTACCCATTACACCTTTACTTTTCCCAAGAAACCCAGAGGTTCCTTGCAAGCTGCTTCCCCATTTTGTAAGCTTATCAGATAAACCTGAAGCCATTGGACTTAAAGCCTCAAAAGTTAAAGCTGCTTGGCTAGCGCCTTGAGCAACACCAGTAAAGGTTTTTAATACTTGGCCGGTAGTGCCTTCCACCTCAGAAAATGCTCCTTCTAGCATATATGTAACGGTGGTCAAACCAAACAAACGGCCTGTTAGATCAGTAGTTGCGTCACTTGCTTTTTGATTAGAGTCGGCAAGATCTTTAGATGTCGCATTAATTCTCTTCAAATATCCCTCATCAATTGCACCACGTCCAGCCTCCGTTGTGAAATTAGGAATCAACCCATTACTAGCACCATGAGTTTTAGGATCTATGCCCATTTCCCTAGCTCTCTGGATGCCTTGCTTTACTCCAGCAGGCTCATCACGAGTATTGGTAACAGCCAATCCCATAGGGTTTAACCGAGACTTTAAACTATCGTCTTGATCGACACGAATCATTGATTCAGATATACCAGCAGATTTTTCACGAGCAATCGATTCAGCTAAAGGATTAGCGAAATTAGGAATTAACCCTCTATTCAAAAACATTAAGTCGGACCTAACTTCGGGGCTATTTTTCCATTCATTTATCAGAGCCTCCATTTTATCTTTTTTGATAAAAAGTTTTGTGTTGGGGTCTGTAATGTTTAAGTTCATTTTCTGTTCACCAGGTAAAGATCTGCCGCTGGTGGCTTTAGTACCATAAAAACCTCTACGAGACGATGATGAACTGTTGCCTGATTTTACTGATTTGTATTGATCTCGATAACTTTTTTCGTAAGAATCTTTATCTTTAGTAAATTGACCCTTAAGTTTTTGCATCTGTTGTGGTGGCAGTTTTTTATTGGTCTCTAACCACTTTACAAATTGATTCATATGTTTACCAGTGCCTCCAAGGCTGGTATACCAGTCTTTTCCTCCATCGCGTCGATAAGCGAAACTTCTTTTAGCGAAAACGTTTGGGGCAAAGTTAGGAATTAATCCCCTGTTAAAAATTTGCATAACCTCCGCTTCGCGAGGACTAATTTGATTTGTTCCATTAGGATTACGTCCAATATCTGATTGAGGCACCATTGAGTTCATTGATTTATCATAGAAATCATATTCTTTTCTACCATATTCTGTTTTATAATGTTTTAATAATGAAGGGTCATTTCTTCTGCCAGCAACATTAAGGTAGACACCGCCATTTTTTTTGGCCCACTCTTGTATGGCTCCGCTAGCCATAGCTTTTTTAAATTCTTCTACTTTAGGATAGTATCCTTTTTTAGGGTCAGCTCCCTTACTTAGTATTCTCAATAACTTCTTTTTATTGAATACATTTTTTTCTGGAACAGTTTTAGACAGCACCTGGCCATCAGTCACTGGTTGTCCAGGAGTAATACTACCAGCAAAATCTTTAGCTACTGTTTTCGAAGTGCTAAAAGATGTAGCCCCAGAAGGCATTACATTGTCAGATTCACCTATATCCCTATAACCAGACATAGGCCCACTCACATGAGACTTAGTAAAATTTTGTATAATTTTAACAACATCTTCAGGAGTCTTAACTCCAGAAAAAGATGGCATATTTTTGCCAATCGTAGGCTTATCAATTGTTGACCTTGATTTGCTTTGGCCTCTATATAAATTTAAGTTCGCAAAGTTAGGAATTAATCCTCCAGAAGCATTTAATTCTTTAAGTTTTTCTTTAATATTTGTCTCAGCTCCTCCATCTTTAATTTGATCAAGAATCGAAGCAGCTTGGTCACCCACATTAACATAATCTCTAGCGTAGGTGAAAGCAATTTTAGAACCGTCGGGAATTTGCTCCCCAAGTGCGGACTTAATTTTAGCTGAGGAGCCTTCTCGACTATCTGAGGTGAGCTTATTTTTGTTTTCCGTAACAACATGACTTTTAATCGATTTACCCTTTCTTTGGTCTGGCATCCCTATCATATCGGCTACCTTGGCCCCAAAATTAAACCGGTAAGTCTTAACTGAATTAGATGCGGATTTACCTTTCATTGCAACTGGACGTGCCTTGCTCTTGGGCTGTTTGAATCTAGAAAAGTTAAATAAACCTTGATTCATTATTTTCTTTAGTATTTTGGCGGGCCCATGACCATAATCATTTTGAGACCATATAGTATCTCCGTATGTATATGGACCCTGTATGTCAAACAATTTGCGAAGTTTTGGGTCAGAAGATTGACTAGATATACCCTCTAAATCAAAAGGCTTGCTATCTTTACTGTATGATTTATTAAAAGCTTCCTCAACAATATACTTTTCAAAAGCATTTCCCTTGATAAATTGTTTACCTTGACCTGAACCTAGATTATTAAGTTCATTAATTTTCTTTTGGAAATTTTTTATTTCTTTTTCGTTTAAATGATACGTTAGACCTGGATGAAGAGGTGCATTTTTATTAAATAATTTAGTTTCATTTAAATAATTCTTTGGAATATTTACATCCTTGGCATATTCATCAATAGACTTGTATTGTTTAGATTGAAGTTTTGAGTATGCATTTTTATAATTGTAACTAGTAGTAAGTGGTTTATATTTTTGCTTTAATTTTTCATGCTCAGACTTACCTGCATCAAGAGCTATTTTATCTAAGTCTTTCCTGAAGGGGGTAATTAATTGTTTTTCTTTTGGGTTTGTTTTTTGCTTTTGAATTTGATTAAAAAATTTAGTAGCACTACTTAAGGATGGATCGATTGTATATTTACCTGATTCCTTCATGGAATCAAATGCTAAATTTCGAATAAATGAATTTGACTCTTTAGAGCCTGATAAAAATATATGAGAAGCTTGCGCCTTAGTTAGCCCACTACCCTTGAGAAAATCATCAATAGTACTCGCCTTATTTAATGAAGATTTAATTTTTCGATAATCTTTAACAAAGTTAGGAATCAAGCCTGAAGATAAATTATATTGTTTTATTAGTTTAGCTTGCTCTTTTAAAGATAAAGATTCTGTATCGATACCAGATTGAGATAAAACATTTAAGGAGTCAGAAAAGTTTTCCTGTTGAAAAGATTGACCTTCTTTGGTTAAACCTCTTCTACGTAGAAAATCAGAAATGCTTTTATCGCTATATAACCTAATACTCTTTGCGATTAAATTAGCTTGTTCAATTTTATTGTATTTAGATTCAATTGGAGTTAAACCTTTGCCTATTTGATCAACCTTAGCTTGATCGTGGGTCATTTTGTAACCCAGGGCTCCTGTGTATTTTTTATTAATTGCTTTGTCGTACTTATCACCCACAGCTTTAGTGCTAGGAGCTCGCCTACCTTTTTTTCCTTTAGAGAAATTTTCAGTTTCTCCAATTGCACTAACCTTCCTATCTTTTCTGTTTTGTGGATTATCATAGCTAGAGAAAAATACATCTCTAGATAAAACATTGACTCCTGATTGCTGTAATGCAAGAAGCTCTTTTTGTTGGGACTTGATATGACCAGCTACAGTACTAACTGGAGCTTCTAATTTATGCAAGCCAGTTTTCTTGTTGCCTCTATAATCAGCGACACTAGTTTCTACTTGCATTTTAGCTTTTGGCAATTGAAGAATGTTGGTGCCAGGTATAATAGTAGCTTCATTGGCAAAGTTGGGAATGTAACCGCCATAATATACTGGAGTTCCATTTAGAGAAACAGAATGGCCTGATTGATACTTTGATCTTAAGGTTCTTAATTTGTCTAGCTGATCTTGACTGTAACCGTTTACCTTGCTAAGTCGATCTAAATATAAACTTCCACTACCTAGCTTTTGTTTTAAAAATGTTTCAACAAACCTTCTTTCGTTAGAATTATTAAGTTGAAAGTTTATGTTTTGTCCTGATTTTTTGTTTTTAAATTTAATACCTTTATTGGCTGGATCGTTTAATGTGTCATTAATTTTTTGAGATCGAGTCCTGGGATCAATAAAATTCGGAATTAAGCCATCGAATTTATATGGGTCGAAGCCATGTTTATCTTGAAAAGTTGATTGGTATTGCTTGCCAGCTTGACTTTTTTGTGGAGGCAAAATAGCTTCTTGAGAAAACCCATCGAATTTTTTAACTGTTTCTGCATCGTTATACACGACATCGCCAACTCCTTTTATTTTAGTTTTCTTAATCTTACCAGGTTTATAACCTGCCTGTTTGGCTCCACCGGACTCAACTACAGCTTCCATATTAGAGACTGAGGAATCTTTAGGGATAAGTCCAGAAGATGCAGTTTTAGGTTTACCTTGAGTTAGGCCAGGTGTAACTCCAGACCTTAATAATCCAGGAGCTAATGAAGCAGCTAATTGAGATTGCCTTTCTAGGAATTTAGTTTGATCTGCAATTACTCCAAGCATAATTTGCTCTTGTTTAAGTTTGTCACCAGCATACTTATTTAATTCTAGAGCTAATTGTTTATTGTTACCTAAAGCCATAACAATAGATTCTTGAATTTTCCGTTCTTTGTCTTTAGCTGAAACTATTCCAAGAATATCTTTAAGAGAACTTTTAGCGAATTTTAAGGCATTAAAAAACAACTTACCAAATATACCGAATGCAACAACTAAACCTGGACCAGTTAAAACACTTCCTATTCCTCGAACCAAACCTTTAGCGAAATCCGAGCCCAAGGATTCTGAATCTGAGCCAAATAAATCATTTAAAGCTCCACCAGCCGAATTAATAGCATCCAATATATTTGAAATGCCTGGAGCTAAAGCTAACTCTCCTATGTTGGCAGATAATTCTTGAATGGTGAGTGAGGTTTGTTTCGCTAAAGAGGATATTGTTTGCTGGAGCTGAGCGTTTTTTTGCTGTGCTTGGTCGGTAGCACTAGCTGATATATCAGTCGCTTGCGCATACAGAGAATTCTCTCTGTTTAAATCTTTCAAAGCAGCCTTTAAGACATTAATTTGAAAAACACCACCGACTTGCTCTGCAACTGCAGCTTTCGTTGAAGATCCTAAAGTATCATAAGTTTTAGATAAACTAGTCAAGACTGTTAAGGCTGGTAGAGTGTTGCCTCTAATATCTCGAACGGCCACCCCGAGTTCTTCTAATCTATCCAAAGTACTACTTCGTTGTATACGAGTAAATATTGTTTTAAAACTATTACCAATAACAGCACCACCACGAGCTGTAATTTGTTGCGCAGAAGTTACTGCTCCTACCAACTGATCAAAGCTTACCCCGGCATCTTGAGCTACAGCTCCAGATCGAGCTAGAGCATTAATTAAATCGTCCGCACTAACAGCAAACTTAACGTCTACTGCAGCCAATTTATTAATTATAGAGGTAGTAGTTAGGCCAGCATCAGCAAAACCATTGACGGCAGCAGTCAAACCAGAAACTGCAGCCGCTGCATCGATTCCAGTTAGTCGAGTTAATATCAATGCATCATTGGTTCGACGTAATGTTTCCTCCATGGATAGACCTTGACGAGAGAATTCTAAAGCTGCTTCCGCAGCTATTTCTAAGCCTTGAGATGTGTTGCGAGCTACATCAAATAAGTCTCGACCAAATTTTTCTAAATTAGGCAAACTCGTACCTAATACAACATTAATGTCTGTTAAAAGTTTTTCAACTTTAACCGCTTGTATTACGACTTGAGAGAATGCTGTTGCTACACTACCTATAATGGCCGCTGATGCTCCAAATGCAATCACACGAGCGTTAGATGCTTCTAAAGATTTAGAGAACTCATCAGCTTTTTGAGTTATTCTACCCAAAGGTTGTGTGTAATCTGATGCACGAATTTTAACGCTTAATCCTCTGCGGTTCACTCGATTGACGATATCTTGAATAGATTCATCTAATCCTACTACTCTTCCTTTAATGTTTAATGCCATACCTTATAATTCCTCTCGATATAAGTACACATTATTTTGTTTTATATCCACTTAATTCCATTAGGTCTTCCATGGAAAGAGATCCTCCTTTCTTTTCTGCAGCTTCGTGAAGAGAAACTTGAGATCCAGAACTCGATTCATTTAAGCCAGCATATTCATAATCTTCTTTAGTTGCACCCATGAGGGTTGTGCCAGCACTATCACTAGAAAGCTTTTGCTTCATTTTATCTTTTGCCTCGGTTGATATACTACCATAATCAAGTAAAGCTTTTGGGTCTTTTTTAATTTTTTCTGGAATATGTTGATTCTGCTCAAATATATTTTTAAAAATTTTAGTATAAACAATTAACTTCAATTGATTATATGTTAAGTGACAAACTGGATTACCAAAAAAACCAACTGTATCATCACTAAATGGAAAGTAAATATAATAAAAATCTTGGAGAATCATTTCTTGTATTTTTAATTCTTCAAACATAGCAAACGTTTTATTGTATGCTTGAATAAATTTTGCTACATCATCTGAGTATAAATCATTAAATTTATCTTCATCAGGAAAGACAAGCTTGGTTAAATTAGAATCCTCATAAAAACTTTTAATTACATAATGATCATTTGATCTTTTGTCAGCATAATCTTCAGCATTTAATCCAATTAAGTCATTTTTTTTGTTTAATAACTCAATTAATTCAGATTCAGCAGCTTCAATGTTTTTGTTTTGATTATCAATTTGAGATTTTAGCAACAACTGAGGTTTTGCTAGTCTTAATTGCTCAATGTATAACTCTTGTTTTGTGATAGCTTCTTCGTCGGAATCTGACCAAACACCATCTTCTCGAAGAATAGATAATAAATCTTCTTTTAAAGGGATACCTCTTTGTTTTGCTTTCTCGACGTATTCCAGGCGAATATCATCTATATCTACTTGATCTAAAGAACTGAGGTGTTTAACATAAAATGTAGTCCCATCAATTTTAACTTCAGATCGACCAGTTACAATATCTCTGAATATTTTTCTGTATGAAGTTGCATCCAATTATAAACTACCCTCATCAATATCTTTTTCAAGATCTTTAAAGTCATCATGGGATGCAGCAGCACTAAAATACCAAAAGCTGATAAACGCAGTAAGCTTGTCGTAAACAATGGAAAGTAATTCATCTTCATTTTCTTCCATAGTGTACAAAGACATTTGTTTATCCGCAAAAGAATTACCTGAGAAAAACGGTTCTAACTCTCCATCTTTTTCTTGGTTAGTGAGATTTAATAAATACCAAGCAATTACTTTGTTTTGAGCTTTACTGTCTGCGGTATGATTGAGTAATGCACTGAAATTAGTTTCTGCTACAGCAATAGCTTTTCTTAAAGTGGCCATATTTTCACCAATAGATTTTCGCTTTGCTTCGTTAGCTTCATTATTCGCTGATTGCATGGTGAGTTGAGTAACTTCTGTTTGAAGTTCGCCAAGCTCTCCATACATAGCTGAAAGCTTGTTGGCGTCAGACTCGCTCAACATACCGCCAGTATCAGAATACTTATTCATTAACATAGCTTTAGTGAGAACTCCTTGCTTCACACATTTACTCATCTCGATGCTGTATTCCATGTCAGCCTCTTCCATTTGGCGACGAGTGGGCTGTTTAATTACAAAAGTATGTTCTAACTTTTTAGTTTCGGTACGCTTTTCCTTTACTATTTGTTTCTCTTTTACTTTTCGTTTCTCTTTATCTTTATACTTTTCTTCAGTACCATCTTCTTTTTTGCGAGTTTTTTCTACCTCGATTTCTTTTTCGACATCTACTTCTTTTTCAACATCTACTTCTTTTTCTTCTTCAATTTCTTGAAAAACTTTAAAACGATATATTTCTTTATTTGATTTTGTATACATTACCTTGTTCCTTTGGTTGTTAAATATTATAAATTTATTTGAAATTAAATTCAACAATAAATTTTTCTAAATCATTTTCAGACCCTCTGATTGATTCGTTTCCCATATCTAGTATTTTTTTGCGAAGATATTGCATTTTGTCTTCATCAAAATAATTAGCTTGATCTAATAAGCTAGCATGTTCTGGGAGATGTTTTTTTAATTTATGAAAACAGATTTGGTTTTCAGTATATAGATCCTCCATTAGGACCAAGAAGTTTTTAAATAAACTTTTAGTACTACCGTTAAACCTTTCAGAGAGAAAATCTTTTGCTTCCATAAAACCTTTTACCAACAAATAGTACACAAATTATTGGTTTGTGTGTAAAAAAAAGCATGGGTTCGTTAATTAATGATAGTGAGAAGGGAAGGTTTCAGTCTGTATTTCAAGACATTCATGATACTTTCGCAAGAGATATTAAGTTTATACAGGATGCTAAAAGAGTTATTTTAAGTACAGATCCAAATTACAATTATTTGTATAATAATGTAAGAGGTCAAGTAGCATCTGTTAAATACAAAATTGTAGAAAAAACATTTAAAGCTAGAATATTATATATAGGCAGGCAAAATGAAGATATATTTGATGGAGAAGCTGGCGCTCAAATTAAAGTAGATAAACATGTGGGTGAAGTAAGAATAAAAGTAGACTCAGAAGGTTACTCTTATTTAAAAGGAACCAAAAGATGTGAATTTGATGGCAGGAAATTTTCTGTAATTAGTGATGAAATGCCACACGGATTATTTACCCCACACTTTTACACATTTTATTTAAAAGCGGTAGACGAAGGCTAATACAATGATCCCAAAATTAACAAAAAATAAATTATCCAAGTTAATAGATTTAAGGAAATCGCCAGAATATATAGCTGGAGTAAAAAAGATAGTGTATCAAGAATTTGAAAAAGCAAGATTGAAATTAATAGCAGAATTTAATAGACATCCAGTAACTAGAGAAATTGAAGGTGGGCCTAATGCTAGTAACCTTTCAGACACTTTGGGTGGATATGGAAATCTTTTTTCTTTCATTGGCTTTGAAGTCAACTCTAAACCTACGAATGCTATTAGGTCAAAATTAAATGATGTAAGATTAGCTAATGTCAATTTCGATAGACGTGGATTATTTAATGTAGTAGCTTTATATCCACAACCAGAAGAAATATTTCGAGTCACCCCTTTACCTTGGGCAGAAGGTAGGAGTTGGGCAGAAGGTATTGAGAAAGGGTTGTCTGGGTTTGGTATGTATTTAAATAAATCATATGATGGAAGTAAATCTGGAAAAGGGCTACAGTCAGACTCTAAAGTGAGGTCGGGTAAATTTAGAAATACTAGCTATATATCTAAATTGATCAGAGATTTTGAGAGAGATTTAAATTTAATTAATAGCACAAAACTATTATGAAACCCCAATTTCAACATCAAATTATAACTAGCTTTGCTTTATGGCTGGATTACGTTATATTAAGTAAGGGAGAGGCTTTTCAAAATATAGAAGCTACATTTTATCATCAAGATGATGATCGACTAGATCCTGATTTTATAGCTTTCGCATCTCCACACAAGCAATGGGTGACCGATTCATCAATTAAAAACGCTAAAATTATAGAGAGTATTATTTTAGACGGTAGAGAAATTGCAAACAATACAAATGGCATTAGATACGATTATAATAATGGCAGAGTTATTGTACCAAGATTAATAGCTAATGAAAATTCAATCGTAGAAGGCACATATGCGGTTAAGGATTTCAATATTTACATTACTGACCAAACAGAAGAAGAGTTATTAATTGAAACTAAATTTGATAAAAATAGCAGGTTTGATCAGGAGGTTTTAGGGGGAGTTAAGCCATACGACCAAGTAGTTCCGGCTATTTTTTGTTCTTACGAGCAAGGTTTCAATGTTCCATTTGCTTTTGGGGGAGAAGATATCACTCAATCGAATATTAGGTGTGTTGTGTTTGCGGAAAATTCATACCAATTGGATGGAGCATTTTCTATATTAAAAGATTTAAATTCAACCACTGTGGCGAATGTCGGATTTAATGAACATCCTCTTAATGAGTTTGGGGGTTTGAAATACGGACATTACGACTATCAAGACTTGAGTGAAAGATATTATAATATCAAAAACAGTTCAAGTGTTTTCTATATAGATAGAGTTACTGTTTCTAAACTTAACGACAAAGTAGCAAAAAAATCTCATCCAGGATTATATATAGGATTTATTGATGTAGAAGTTAGAGCTCACAGATTTCCTCGAGCAGAATTAGTTGAGCCAGTAGCCATTAGGCCTCCAAAGACTGGGTTGGAACCTTTACCTCCATATCAATTAACAATCGGACCATTACTGCCAATGGCACCATATAGTTTGGAGTTGCAAACGATAGAAAAACCCAATAGCCCATACAATTTATTATTGAACCCGAATAATTCACCTCACGCTCCAGAAAATTTAACTTTAAAATAAGAATTTTGTATTTATTATAAATAATAAGTGTAATGAAATAGATTGTTATGTCGGAAAATCAGGAATATAAAGTATACTATAGCTTTTTGCATAGAAATGAAGATCCATATAGAGCTGAAGGGTACAAAGTATATCGGCAAGATGGAATTAATGCTGAGTATAATTTAATAAAAAGCTTAGATCCAATAGAAGGCATAGATGGAGAGCCAATAAAAATTACTGGGGTAGATACAGTTTTGGATTGTGGAATAGTTTACAACTATAGAGTGTCAGCTTATAATTCTAGGGGTGAAGTAGACTGTATTAACCCTACTTTTTCAGGAATTAATTTTCCATGTCCTACAGCATCACCTACTCCCACGATGTCAATTACTCCGACAATATCAATTAGCCCTACGATTACCCCTCAAACAACCGTTACTACTACTCCTTTACCGACACCTTCAGTTACAAAAACTCCAGTAGCTACCGTATCATTAACACCCACATTAACACCATCAATCACTTTAAGCTCTAGTCCACCACCTAGTCCATCGGTAAGTAAAACTCCAGTAGCTACACCTTTGGCAACTCCATCAGTTACTCCATCAATTACTTTGAGTGCTAGTCCACCACCTAGTCCATCGGTAAGTAAAACTCCAGTAGCTACACCTTCGGTAACTCCATCGATTACTCCATCAATTACTTTGAGTGCTAGTCCACCACCTAGTCCATCGGTGAGTAAAACTCCAGTAGCTACACCTTCGGTA